AGATCTGGTAGAGAGCTTGTTAATAAAGCTGTAGGTACAGTCACACCTTATAAACCTTTTAAATCTTCTAAGAAAAAGGCTAAAAAGAAATGGACTGATATACAGAATCAAAATAAATCTAAAAAAAATATGACACCTATAGAAGCTTTAGAACAACAATTAAGAGATATAAATACTAGGTATGATTTTTAGGAGAATAGGGTGCAACCGAAAGGGAGGTCACACCCTTTGTCATGGACGACAATTATAAATTTTCTTCTATTTTAATTGCAAATCTAAAAGTTAAATTAATTATACTAAAAGCAATTCCAATACCTAATATATCTGTACTATGCAAAACTAAGGTAAATGGAAAAAATCTTAACTCTATATAACCATCATGTATATATATATTAAATAATTCTTTATGATTCATTTGTCCCTCTCAATCAAATCTATAAAGTGATCAAATTCTATTGCTACATATATTTTAGATCTATTTCTTTTAAAAACTAAAACAGGTTGTCTATCATCACTATTTCCATCTGCCTGTTCTAAAGATTTCCAAAGATTCAATCTTTCTTGATTTTTACATTCAAAGCTATATCTTATAATCTTTTTAGCTGCTGGTGATAATACAATATCTTCACCACTCATACCCATAACTTGGGATTCAATATCATTCGTCTCAAGAATCTCCGTATACACAGAGCGAAGGCGGTCCCTCACTAAGTTCTGTAGTTTCCTGCCTTTGTTTTTTGCGGAACGCGCTTTCATATTCTCCCTCCCTTATTTTTTTTAAAGCATTATTCTTCTCTATATCTTCACCATCAAGATCTCTATATTGGCCATCACCAGTTATTTCATAACTATCTGGATGTAAGTCTTTGTATGTTTCTATCATACTATCAATATCTCTTTTTAGTTTTAATAAATCTTCTATCATATTGTCTCCTAGTGAAACCCCCTTTCGGGGGCACACATTATATTAGTTTCCATGTATGAGTCATCTTACCCCATACACCTTTTCTCATTATGTTTGTTTTCTTAAGTTTACCATCATTAGTTAAGTTAGTCATAGCTCTTCTAATGCTAGTAATAGGATATGTAGTTTCTGAATTGTCAACTAATATGCCCTGTATTTCATCAGGACTTAAGTTTCTTTTATAATGATTAAATATAGCCATTATAACTTCTTCTTGTTTATTAGATGATTCTATGCTGCTTTTAAGTACATTTCCTGTTTCGTTGTTAGTGTTGTAGTACATTATATAATCTCCAATCCTAATCTATGTAAAGCTGCATTAACTTTTTCTCTCATTTTAATTAGTTCTTTATACATGTCTTGTTGCTCATTTACTATACTATCAGCAAGTTTGTTTAACCTATCTAAAGTCTCATCTACATCAAGCCTTTTTTTCTTAGGTTTTATTTCTTTTTTTACTACTTTTCCTTCTGCTTTGTAGCTCATTTTTTACTCTCCTTTTGTTTTTCTCTTAGCATTTTTTGGTATTCATATCTACATCTTTTAGCATACATTCTAGGTGTATAGTGAGTGTAGTCACGTTCTTTGGGATTTTGACCTAAACCTATATCCGTTCTATTCATAAAATGTACAAATTCACTAGCCCTCATATGGAACCATTCGTAAGTTATCAAATCCTAGTTTAATATTCATTGACTCTTTTTCTCTGTTCTTATCACTTACAAGCTGCAACATTTGTATCTTACCTTCTTGATCCTTAAATGGTTTAAGAGATAATATTTTATTTGCATTGTAAGCAACTCTAAATGAGCCTCTAGATGAAGCTATATTCATACCTTCTACCATAGCTTGTTTACTAATCTCACTAACAGTAAATACAATTACATTATGTTTTACTGCAAGTTCCATTAATGCTTGACTAGCTTCCTCAACTTTCATGTTATGATCGTTCTTTTTGCTCCTAAATAGCCCCATATGGTCAACAACTACTATTTCTGGCTTAACAGGTAGGGTAGCAATTCTTTTCTCTAATTCATGTGTATATAGAGATCCAAAATCTACAGTTAGCCAATCAAACTTCTGACTAATACCATTGTTATACTTTCTATAATGTTCTGCTAATTCTTCTTCTGACATACCAGTTTCAATCATAGCAAATCTAGACCATATTTGTCTAGGTGACATCTCCATTTCTATAAAGTATGTTGGTCTTTTAAATGCAACCATCATATTTTGTAGAAACATTGTTTTCATAGAAGCAGGAGGAGCCTGTAAGATTACTACTTCGCCTGGATATATAGGAAAATCACATCCATAGGCTTCTTTAAAGTTTATAGGATTTAAATCTCTTTTATAGAACTCAATCATCTCTTTTTCCATAGATTCTGCATCCATAGTATTTTGAGACTTCTTAGATTTAAATAATCTACATGTATTTTGACAATGCTTATCCATAAGTACGTCATTACAACCATATCTATAGCCATTACCATCATGCCCTTCGTAACAATTATCAATAATTGCATCTAATTCTTTTTGAGTAAATGGTTTTTCTTTACTATCTACTCTTTCTCTCCAATCATTCATAATCAGTCTGACTGTTTCCTCTGGGTATAGCCATCTCATCCATGCTGATAGTCTAAGTGCTACCATATGTCTGCTACCAATAACACTACCGTATAACATTCTTTGTATACATGGATAATTCATTGGATCTGGTTGTCTACCTTTAGAGGAGACAGGCTCCTCAATCAGCTGTGTTTTGTGCGAAGATTGCTGATTTGCTCCTAATACATCAAATACAACATTACATTCAATGTCATCATTTAATACTTTTTGTGGTTGTTTAGCATAAGATTCTAATTCTTGTAAAAACTCATTATCATCTTTATCTAATACATTTATAATAGGATCAATCTGAACTTTATATAAATTAGATTTACTATTTTTAGTATTTAACAACCTTATAATTCTTGTTTTATCTGTAACTGATGGATCTGCATACTCAAATATACCTTTACTAGTCAACTCTTGTTTAACCTTCATATGTAAATCATCACATGGCTTCCATCTAAAAGCAGATGAGTGTATACCCACATGAAATCCTGTGCCACTAAAATACGTATTATAGGCAAGATTCATATCTTCTAGTATAACGTATAGCCCTAACAATTTATCTCTTGCATTTAAGCTGTTTGTCCCATCTACATCTAATATAAATTCATCAGGCATATATATTAATCCTGTATATCCTGCTAATTTACCCTTTTTTTGTACATAATCTTGTACTGATTCATCATAATCATACAAAGATACAAATGTATCTCTATCTAATCCCATCCACTCACTAGCTTTAGAAGCTTCTTGAAAATGGCATCTATTTGATAAACCAAATGCAAATTCTTTTATCATATTACTCCCCTTTTTTTGTAGTAGGTTTATGTAATTTACTTAAATCAATTAAAGTATTATAAGGCCAAGACATTTCATTCTTTAATCTCAATGCTCTATCATAAACATTTTCTCTACTTTTATTTTTTCTTTTAGTTTTATTAGCATTTTGAGCGCCTTTTTTTGATCTTGATTTATCTCCTAATTTTGCTAAACCTGCCATATTTTCTCCTTTCAAATTTTTGGTAACTCCTGCAACTTCCAGCCAGGCAATGTTCAACATATGATTTACTCATTCAAATATAGGAGTTCTAATGGAATAGAACTTTTGAAATGTCAAATAGCAAACTGAGTGCTATTTAGGGAGTTTTTATACTGTTACCAAAATCTTTTATATAGAGAGCCTCACATATTCCTTTGCCTTCGTTATCGCAGGAAACCCGCTAAGTGTCTTCTCGGGACTTACAGGACCAGTTGTTGGCTCTCTATATTAGTTAACAACAATCAACTAGAATGGGACTTCGTCATCATTACTAGTTGTACTCTCGGAGGTATCTTCATTTTGTAACTTACTTGCTACGAACTTATGAAAATAATTCTCTGCAGCGCCTTTCCAATAAGTAACATCTTCTTCAGAAAATGTTTCTAATTGATTCTCAAATGCTGTTGGAGCAACAGATGATAATACTCTACTGTATTTACCATCTTTGTAAAAGTAAACATTTACCTTTTTGCCAATTAAGCTTTGTGCGCTATCATCAATTTTTACTATACTATCACCATCAGGTCCATTTAATACCTCAGCTATACCAGCGTTAGCAAATCTGAATAATCTACCTATAGCAAATTCTTCACCATCTTTACCTTTTTTCTCGTATATTCTTAGGTTAAGTGAATCTGGATATTCATTAAAGAAACAATCGATGTATTTAGTGCCATTAAAGTCACCATATGCAGCTTTTGTTATCTCTACTTCTTTCCATCCTGGAGTAAATTTACCACCAGTTTGTTTTTTAATTGTTATTGTTCGCATTTCTTCTCCTTATGATTTACGAATTGAGTTAGCATCATCATCAAATTGTGCAATACCTACCATAGATGATAGACCATATCTTCTACCATATGTAATCGCTGAACCGACACCTTGTGCGTCAACTTTTGCAAGTGGTAGTTTAACTTTTGATCTAATCCATTGACCTGATGAATGCATTAGTGTTGTTGTTACGCATACTGCACCTTTAATAGGCTCATTACCTTGAGTAACAGATAATCCATTTTTACTCAAATATGGGAACGAAGCCTTGATTACAGCGTGTAAATCTGCATAATTAGATTTAAAGAATGGATTTGTGCTCTCTTTTTTTGCACCTTCCATTTCAGTTTGAGCTTTTGCAAGTGCGCCAGCTAATTCACCAATTTCAGGTGATTTCCAAGCATCAGGTGTTTCGTCTACTAAAACTTCTAAGCCTGCATTTTCATGCTTTTCTTTACTTTCTAGTATGTCTTTTACAACACCTGTTTGTTTAGATATATCAATGTTTGACATCTTCTCTCCTTATGTTGTTGAACAGGGCAAACATTAGAGTATCTACCCTGTTCTATTTTATCGATTGAACCCTAAAGAAGGGTTTCTAATTTAAGAAACTAATTTCTTTTTATCAAGTATTAATGTTGAAAAATTGAATATAATTTCTTTGAAGTATGGTTGTTTCATAACTATGTTCTTAACAGTATTAGTTATAAAGCTGCCACTCATATTACTACAATAAGATGTAGCTTTACGAGTACATGGTTCTGGATCAGAGTCTTCATCAGAGTACCAATCTTTCTCATATTTTTTAACAGTAATATTATCATATATGTACTGTTGATACTGATCTGCACCCATCCTACCATCAATAACAAATGTTGGTTTATCAGGGCATTCTGCAAGTAATTTAACTATTTCCATACGAGCAGACATACTATCTAAACCAAGTATAAGTATATCTTCTTTACTGCCCATATAACGATTAAATTTACTATTTACAAGCTCAATTTCAATAGAGCATTCTATTTTTTTGATGTGTGTGTATAAAGCATCAACTTTAGATTTACCAATATCTTCATCTACATATTGACTAACACCTACATTTTCTATTCCTACTTTATCAAAATCATAAAGCGTAAATCTATCAGCACCAAGTCTTGCAAGCTGTGTGGCTACGGAGCTGCCAATAGCCCCGCAACCTACAACATGAAACATAATACCTGATATATCTGCTATGTCTTGACTTCTTAAGTTTCTCATATAGTATATCCTCCATAAGATCGGTTATAAGACATTGCATCAAGAACACTTTCAGCAATATCTAAGTATTTTGGATCAATACAATTTATTAGTTCCCATGGTTCTCTATCCATTTCTATAAACTCTTCAAGCTCTTTCTTGTTTAAAGTATCTATAGCAAGACCATAAGGTTCTATTAGTTTGTTTGTATGTGTTACTGCTGATTTATACTTATGCATATTCCAATCACCTAAATTGAATTGCCTGATAAATTCTGTTATTTTACCACAAGCATACTCATGTTTAGCTTCAAAGTTAATTATTTCTTGTTGTGTTGGTTTTAGCCCTACTTCTAAATCATCATCAAGCCAATTATATGTAGCCCAATTATAATTACCAATTGATAATTGTTTTTGATTTTTTGATTGTAACACAGATCCACCAGATTTGTAAGAACTTATATTTGTATAAGCACGCTTCCTACATTTAGCTTTAACTTCTGTAACTATCTCAAGTGGTATTTCTACTTCAGGTGTATCATCTAGTATTTTAATTTCAACATCTTGATGTACTTCTACTGGCTTCCATACAGATATTCTGCATTTATATTCCTCTTTTAGATTAACAACAAGTGCAAATGAAACATCTGATTCACCTTCACCATACTCATCAATACTAGATAAATCTGTACCACTCCAGAATGCATCCATTGTATGATGACTGTGCCACCAACAGAATCTAAACTTCTGTTCTTTGTATTTCATAGCCATTTGAGTATAATACGTAGCCAATTCTTCTTTATCTAAATCACACGTAGTACCTGCTATTTCTTGTGGTAATATGACTGGATTTTCAATAGTCCAATCACCATCTTCATCTTGTGTTACTACAGCCATACCGCCTATCTCAGCTTTTTCTGTTACATAAGCAGCTTTAGCATAATTTATAATCTTATCCCAAGATTCTTTATGTATTAATATTTCCATTATTCCTCCTTAAAGTTAATTAAGTGTGNCCTGCTCGGTAGTTCTATTTCACACTGACGGGAGACTCACGGACACATCTTAAAATATGTATCTTATTTCTTGCCACGGTAATATTGCATTGTGGCTATGTTTCCAAGCATCAATCAATCTACGTTTTAACTCATACTGGTATCTTATATTAACATTACCATATTGAGATGTTTTTTGTTCTTGGATTTTAGGCTTCCAAAGCAAGTCTTCTGCTTGTTTTGTACTTTCTTTTTTCATATTGTGTTCGTGCATATCATGATTATGTGTAAGAAATATAGCCTCACACTTAACATGTTCTTTTATAGCATCATCTACATATTTATCTACTTGTTTAAATAGATTTTGATACAATATACCAGCATCTTCTTCTACAATTATAGGTGAATAGTTAATGTGAACATCATAACCTGCAATCCAAAACTTGTTAATAGCTTTTAGTCTATCAGCAATTGTTGATGTACCAGGCTCTAGTATATTAGCATACTTTTGTGGCATTACACTAAATCTAATACGTATCTTACGATTAGGATTGTAGTCTAATAAGTCCTCATTAACATATTTAGTAGCTGCCGTGCCCATAGCTCTATCATTGTTCTTAAAATAGTCAAACAACATCTTCCAATCATGATATTGTGCATGTTTTACATAGTCTTCATTACAACTGAAGTCATATGTGTAATATTTATCATGTGTCTGATCAGGTTCTTTAGGCCATTTTAAGTTACCATTGTGAGCATCTATAGTATCTATAATTTCTTGTGTATTTGTTGCTACTGATAGACCTGTTTTTAAATGTCTACGCATATAACAATAACTACATTTGTATTCACAACCAAAACCAAAGGAAGGCGTAATAAAATTACTACTACGCCCTGAATCTCTGATTGTCATTGCTTTACGTCTTACAAAGTTAGGCATATAACCTCCTTACATTTCGTCACCTTGTGGTGATTCATCAGGCCAATCTTGTTCACGATCACCTTGTATTGGCATTTCACCACCATGAATATTACCTGTTGATGTATTAATACCACCCATTCTAGTAGCCCATTGAAGTGTTAATTGTTCAGCCTGTTCTGGTGATACTGGTTGAGGATATGCATCTTTATACATACTACATCTAGATCTAAGTGCACATTCTGCTGTATCACAATAATCATCTTCACCTGATGGAGTATAAAAGCATTCATCTGGTGTACTAGTACCAAATATAGCTCTAAAATCATCATTTATTACCTTTGGCTCACCATGATATGAAGCTTTAATATTGTGATATGGATTAGTATTATTAGTATATCTAGTAGCCCAATTAGGTATTTGAATTAGCAAAGATGTTAAATCATATCTACCCATAGCATTACTTATATTTGTTGCATCATCACCCCAGCATACACTATTACCAAATATATTACCACTATCTCTGTAATGATTTCCAGATCATATCTACCCATAGCATTACTTATATTTGTTGCATCATCACCCCAGCATACACTATTACCAAATATATTACCACTATCCCTGTAATGATTTCCAGATATATAAGGAAACNTTAATCTACCTCTATCATCAAAAGGATAAACAAGACCATAGTTATAAGTATTAAACCTTGGGTTATCATAACTAAGTTTATTTGTTATCATATCTTTAATTGGATAGCTTATTATATTTAATTCAATCTGCATATCACACGGTATATCAGCAATATGTGTAGCTTCTGTTTGTGCTCTTGTATTTGCACTACTATACACTTTAATAGCTGGGGGTGAAAATATAATTGATGTGTTTAATATATATCTTTGATTTGATCTACTACTAGGATGTGCATATAATCTATACCATATTGAATTATACATATCTATTCCATCTGCTACTGGCGCTACTTTTTCTCCTTGTTCTGATAAGTAATTTTTAAATGTATCTTTATACTCTACAAGAATACTAGGATCATCTAGCCATTCTTCGTTATAATAACGCAAATTAGTTATCATATTATCCATTTCTCTTAACTCAGTTTTTATCCAATCCCAACGGTTTAATCTAAAATAATCTTCACGTGATAGAAAATTATACATACCACTAGGTTTACGTTCAAATCCTAAGCCTCTCATCATTAAATTTGATACTTTATCATATGTGCCACGTTTCCATTTAAATGTTTTAGTAATTTCTAAATCTGCATGATACTGTGTGTTAAATCTGTTTAGTCTTTCCATAATATCTGCTTGGGGACCGAAATATATGTGATCACCAAGATCTTCTGTTTCTATAGAATCAATTACATCATTAATATCTGTTGATTCTACAATTAAATCGTAAGTATTATAATCTACCATTTCTCTCCTCCAAAAGTTATATAGGGCTGATTGACCCTCGTTAGTGTATACTCTCGCACCTAGGTCGGTATTTTTCTCGCCTGTCACTACAGCCCTATAAGTTATAAATTAATAATTACTGGTCACCGCCAGACTTATTATTATTAACAGCTGCAACAATATCACCTTCAGAAATAGCGTGAGTATTAGTTACAGATACACCGTTAACAGCAACAGATGCATTACTACTAATATCATCTGGAAACTCTGCTCTTAATTGTTCAACGGTTTCAGCGTTAGTTTGTCTCTCTACAAAGCCGCCACCTTGTAGGAATTTTATAGTTTTAGTTGCCATGTGGCCTCCTTTTAGTGTTCATACGATGAATATTGAGATTCTTCAGCCAATTGGTCAAAGAAATCATCAATAAGTTTATAGTTAGTTTTTATTTGTTTTTCTATTGTCTCTTTTACCTCACCATCTGGTAAATATTTGACAGTTTTCTTTAAAAGAATAGTATTTGCTTCTACATTGCCAATATCCATTATAATCCCATCCTTAATCTAATAGAGCCTATAATAGATTTTAGTTCTTCTATTTGATCACAAGCATAATTACAATTTTCGTTGATTCTGTTTATATCTTCTTTCATTGTGTCGATATGATTAAGAATATAGTCCATAGAATCATCTTTTTTAGTAGTTTTACTATTTTTTTTAGGTTCTTCTCTATCTATTGGCTTATCAGTCATTATTTTCTCCATTTGTTATCAGTACTAGCTCATCAATAAGCTTATTTAGCTCTATTTTTAGCTTAGATTGCTTATTTTTATTGATTATTATGTCTCTTAAGACATCTTCTTCTGTTCTTGCTGGTAAAAACGTTAACATATTATAAATCCTCCTGATTCTAGACAAAATTTAGCAAAATTCTCTACATTTTCTNTTGAAAACGGATAACTTGATAAGAATTTTAGATCATCATCTTCAGATTCTTGCAATTTTTTGTTTTTTTTCTTTACATGTTCTTCCCATTTATCAACAGTACCATCTGCAAGCAATATTTCTAGTTGTGTACCTATTTTAGCAGCGGTTTCTTGATCAATTTCTTTTCCATCATTGTAAGATCCAGCTTCAAACTGTTCTTCTGTCATAAAATCACAATTATTGCACACAAATGACCATAATGGCCTCCACCACCACACATTATTACGAAAATACACACCTGGATTGTCTTCATGGTATCTTTCCATGTCTTTAAAGTACTTTTTACGTCTTTCTATGTTCTCATCCTTCCATAAATCACTATCTTCTTTAAAATACTTGTATTCAGACTCATGTTTGTGTATTTTAGGGTTCATACCACTTAAATCAAATCCCATACTACTTCTCCTTATTTTTAAACACTTTAATTACCTCATCAAGCAATGGATGTGGTATATCAGCGTCTACTACGTTATCTCTATAAAACTTAGTTATTTTATAGTTATTATTTAATGCATCTTCAAATATGCCATTACATATAGGACAATATTGCCCTTCTTTTTGTGTTTTAGCACATTCTATAAGCCATTTAAATGATTTTTCATCTTGACTTACAAATTCATCATTGATATATATTCCTGTTAAGGCTCTGTTCCTAATCAGTGTATAGTTAGGATCAAGATCACCATCTGGTTCAATGTGGTTTGTTAGTTCAAGTTGTCTGTTATTTCTATGATATATAACATAATTAATCGTGGAGGTCATCTATACCTGCCCTTGTTAATAGTAACCATAGTATTCCTAAAGCTATTATTAACATTGATATTAATAAATACATATTATTCTCCTTTAAAAATTAACACCCACCAACAGGCCGAAGCCCTAAGTGCAGTACTATCGATGATGGGTGTTATGTTAACCTGTAGCTGTTTTGAGCCTTGTCTACTCCTACAGGTCTACTCTCCTACCAATTCCTTTAGACATTTTAAACTGAAACTTCTTAATATCCTTATCTAATGCTTCCAAGGCTTTAGTCTCAGTCTCAATCTTAGAAATTATTTTGGCTTTTGCCTCTTGTAGTCGCTTGACTATCTCTAACATTTCTGTATAATTACCTGCCATTACTTATCCTCCTCTACATAGAATGGATCATCATACTTCTCAGCGTACTGCCGCTGCATTTTTCTAATTTTCCAATCATCATTTAATTCTTTAAAGAACATAAGTAAGCCATGTATTGCCATAGTAAATGTTATAATACTTATAAGACCAAGTATTAACAGTACAAATGATTCTATATGCATTTTTCTACTACCTTACTACCTTTCCCAAGAATTATAACAGACTTAGCCTGCTTTCTTGATTTAGCTTTCATTATATCTTTTCTAGCAATAAGAAATGCCTTCAAGATATTATCTAAACTATCGTTCTCTATTATTGATTCTGGTAATACATTAAAAACTTCTTTCTTTCCCATGGTAGGATCTCCTTTTATTAACTGTTTTATATTAACTGTTTAACACACCAGCCCTGGTGATTGCTTTAGCTTAGTGACCATAAAGGTTCTATCGGTAGCATCCATCAACAGGGCCGAGATTGGTATCTAATAGTGTTCTAAATATACTCCCTAGGTAGTACATAACCTGTCAAGGTTCACTTTCGAATCGCTCCAGTGTGTCGGGTATTTATGATTCTTTTTCTAAACTTTTTTCATAATCATCATAATCATCTGCATCTACTAAATCTTCATATACATGAACTAATAAACTATATAAATGCTCTTTATCATTATCTTTATACCATTTTATGTAGTTTTTTAGAAAATGTTCAACATCACCTAAATCTACATCTTCAACTTTAAAATTTGGCTCATAATAGCTATAATTACCTCCTGCAAGATGAGGTTGTTCACTAACATTATGCATGAATCCACCTAAAGAATAAACAATATCAGCAAAACATCTAGCAAAGTCTATTGGTTTAAGTTTCCCACTAAAAGCAGGATAATTACCCCAATAATCTTCATAACATCTTGAAGCCATATATATTTTATTAGGCCAATCATAATTTGTACGAACTCTATCATAAACAAATTGTCTAATACATTTAATAATGACCTTTTTATTGTCAAAAGGCTGCCAAGAATTATCTTTATGAGTATAAACTACTTTCCATTGATTTTCTATAAAATATCTTCTAAATAACTGGCACATTTTATCAATACCAGAAAACATACTTGTTCTAGGTGTCATTCCAGTACTGTTATTGTTGTGAAATATATTTATTTGTTCATAGTCTAATACCATTTCATTTCTTACTCTGTCAACTATTTCTTTAAATATTACATATTCTTCACCAGATATATCACTAGCAAGGTTCATCACCTCTATAGCTTTATCTAAAACTTCTTCATCATCTTCATTTCTTATAATTGTGTCAAGTAATTGATTACCTTCTTCATCTACACAACTATGATCTGCATATCTATCATATTCTTTACTCATTTGTTCTCCTTATTGGTTTGAGAGTTATTAAATTATTAGAGACGTTTATATTTATTGTGGTAACGTCTCCAAAACCACTCAAGAGTCATCCGAATACCCCAGGTTTAGGAGCATGCTTTTAGACCTCCCGCTACAGGTAAGCTTGTTGTTTTCTAGGCCCAGAAATTTCTCTCTACCTATAGTCTACCTCACGTGTGATAACATCTCAGCCGACATCAGTATCGACCTCCGTTACCAGATAAATTTAATACTTGTAGTTAATCCGTCTAGGCGCTATGTAACACTAGCTATATTATATTATGCTTTTTACTAATATTGTATACCACAGTCCTGCATAACGCCTATTATTAATTATTTGTGCATTTTTAAGGAGAACGCACAAACTCACAACGTAATAAGATTACATTTTCTAAGGCTAATCTCATGCCTGGATCATTCTATTTCAGATGAATGATAGAACTGAGGACTTTTCTTCTTAGATAAGAGCTTAGTGTGCCTATCTCACTAAACAATACTACATATATGACCTTATTTACCCATGCCTCATATTTATTATAGTTACGACATGCATATTTTGGTAGAGCCAGGTATTATAACCCAGCTCTTTTAATAACATTATAACACTTATCACTAAACTCTTCGAGATTAGCAGTATAAGCCTCATAACGTTCGATTAACTCTTTATATCGAGCAATCTCAGCACATTTAGTGCATTTGGTATCCATAGACACCTCCTCTCTAACTCTTAACGAGTTCCCACAGAGAGAATACTTGTTTGGTATAAGTTTATATATATACTTACACACACATGCACACGTATAGAATGCGTCTTATACTGTTTTATGTATTTATTGTAACACACACACCACAATACGTCTCAACTTGTGCTAAATGATAATAATTAAATATATAAGGGGAAACTAAATTAGAATCCCCCTATATATAATCCAAAAAACAGATTAATTATTACCAATGTACATCAATCTAAGTTCTGCTTTCCATTCTTGTTTAGAGATTTCTCTACCAAACTCTCTGTAAGCAGACCAACCTAGATCTTGTAAGTCTTTAAGCTCTCTACGTTTAGCAGCTTTAGACTTAGTAGGATGCATTACAATAGCTGTCCTTTGTGACTTAAGTATCTCTAGGACATTATCAGTCTCACCCTTTGATACTAACTCAGGAAGGTCATTGATGCTATACACCCTTTCATCTCTTGTTGTACCCATATCCACTGGTTGTACAATAATGGACTTACGTATAACTTGTGAAGCACCATTATCAATTGTTTTATTATCATCTGACATTTTATTCTCCTTATATTAAATAATAAACACAAATATAATACAACTAAAATGAAAAATAACGTAATCACGATAGTGAAAAACCCTTCATAAGGGGTGGGTGTATATTAGAACACCACACACTAAAATTGCACAATTTTTAAAAGTTGCTTTTCAAACTTAACTTTTTGTAAATTATATTGTAAAATAAAAGGGGGGGCTTAAATGGCTAAAGGTAAAAATAAACCTAAACTAACAAACAAACAAATAGAATACCACTTAAATAATCTGTATAAGGCTATTACTCAAGAAAGTAATACTCTTAGTACCACGATGCAAGTATTAACAGACTTCATAGAATTTTCTAAAAAAACTGATGATTTTCAAGAATTTATACAAAAAAAGTATAAAGATTTAGAAGATAAGAAAGAAAAGCCTAAAATAATTACAAAGTAAGTATTGCTTTTAATATAATATATTCACTAAACTATAGAATATTATATGAAAGGGCTTAAATGAAAGATGGTAATACTAAATATATATTAACTATAGAATTTAATCCCGATACAGAAGAAATAGAAATAGTAGAAGAAACTATTATAGAACCTTCTCCATGTCCTATTATATTTAAAGGTAATTTGGAAGTGTTAGATTATATAGATGATGAGCATATCTCTAAAATAACTGTGTATGAGATAGCAGAATCATAATTTAATTTGACCTTCGGTCAAGTTACCAGCATAACAAAGGAAAGTATGTCTAAAAATAAAAAGACACAGATTAGAAAGACTGTTGACACTAGTTCTTCAAAGGTATATTTAAAACAACAAATATCCGATAACATACAAAGAAGTAGGTTAAGGAGAAAAAATGCTAACAGTAAAGCTATTACTGATTATATTAGGAAGTATTTTAAATAGTATGACAGATTTTAATGAACAACAGCTAATATCTAGAGAGTTAGACTCTATGGGTAATTATGAAAATAGAACCCAGTCTATATATGACTCTATGTTAGTAGAAGCTTCTAATCATTGGGGTATACCTGCTACTAGAATTGATAATATTATTACTAAAATAGGTTATCATGAAAGTCATCACACTATGGATCCTATGATAAAACAAAGATTAAGTGATGGTACTGTTGGTCGTGGAAGAGGTATATTTCAATTTGAAGTAAGCTCAGATGATAAGCAAGGTGGTGGAGCAACAGCATTTAACAGAAGTGTAAATTATTTTAATAATAATGAAATACCTAAACCTGATTGGGTTTTAAATGCTAACTATGTTGATGATTTTGATGCAACTACATTAGATAGTTTAAACCAACGTATACTAATGTTGGCTAACATGAGACAAGAGCCTGTAGTAACTGCTGAATCTATAAGTGATGTATTTACTAATGAAGATATTGCAGAATTTTGGCTAAATAGTCATTGGAAGGGTGATGTATCAGACAGACTTGCTAGGAAAAATAGTTTTCTTGGGTCTGTTAAAAAGTATGATAGTGAAAACCCTACAGAAAATATGCTTTTTGAATGAGATTTTATAAGGTTAACAAAATACAGCATGTCGTTTATGACGAAAGAAGCGAGTTACCTAATGATATAAAAATAAAACAATGGAGAAATGCTGAAGTTGGTGATTGGGTTGAAGCTGATGATGGATGTTTTATACAAATATTGCGCAAAGGAAAGATGGTCGTGCCGAAAGGGCGGAACAAGGTTAGGGAATATGTTGGCACGTGCACTGGTACTTTTCCAGTAACCTCCAAAGCGAAGATGGACACTTCGCGCAGACTCAATATTTACTCCTTTGGAGGGAGTAAGAGTTCTGCAGACGTTCTGCTAGATCGGACCGTACTGAGTAAGCATGAGCATCTATTTGTAACTTATATAGTATCTGGGCTTAGTCCTCAGGAAGCTTATATAAAAGCTTTCCCTACAACTAATCCTGGATATGCTAAACAAAAGTCAGCGCAATTAGTAAAAACTAAAAGGATTACTACAGCTATGAAAGAAGAATTAAAACCTATATTAGAAGATATAGGAATAGATGAAAAAACTATATTAGAAAACATAAATAATATAGCATTATCATCAGAAAAAGATGAAACAAGATTAAAAGCGTTATTTAAATTATCTGACATCATGGACTTAGAAGATAAAAATAAAACTACAGTAACGCAAGTAACTGGTGCTCTATTTCAAGGATTCCAAGATAAGGACTTGGTAAAAGTAGAGAGACCAAAAGATGCTTTAGAAGCAAAGGAGAAATAAAATGGCGATATATCCAGAAGGGGCAGATTTGATTAGACCATCAGAGTATACTATGTCTGATCAAGAGATAGAGGATATGATAATGAATCAATTCTTAGAAGAAGAAGAAGACCTTATTGCACCAACTCCTAGAGACCCTAATATAGATTATGGTAAAGGAGAAAGTGGTATTGTTGAAATGGAGGGCAGTACAATTAATTATACATTAGATAATCCTGATGTATTGTTTCAAGAACCTCCTGCACCAGGTTACCATGAAATTGAAAGAGATGGAATTATGTATGGTGTAGAAATTATGGAAGATGGAAGTATAGGTTCTGTAGATACTTTGAGTGATTCTATTGTAGGTGGAGATTCGCCTATAGATGAGCAGTTTAGTCCTTCTGAAGGATTAAGTATAGATAATTATTCTGCTTATTCTGAAAAATTTGATGAATATTATAATCCTGAAACAGGAATGACTTGGGATGGTGCTAAAATAGATGTTGAAATTAGTCCAGGAGGACAAGATTTAAGTAGAATGTTTTCTGCACAGGATTTACAAACAGGTGAACTTGTAGGAGACTTATTATTAGGAACATTAGCAACACCTTTTGTAGGACCTTTTCCACGTATGAAGAAAAGAACTGATTTTTTGACTACTAAACCTAGTTGGGGTACTTACAATAGAATGAAAGGTACTCCTAGAACAGATTTAAATATTAGACCTTACATTAATCAATCTAAAGGGCCAGTGATGGATCAGGTTTTTAAAGGGCGTTTTTCAAAATACGATCCTAAATTGGGACCTTGGAGCAAAGCTGTTAATGCTCCTGTTAATCAGGGTGGCACAAGAATCCCAGGACCATTTAAAAGTAAGGATTTAATGGTACGTCCAACAATAAATGCTAAAAGAAATGATCCAATGACATCTTTTGATAAGGCGGTAGACAAAAAGACAATGCAACAAATACAAAAGATTCTTAAAAAAATATATGGAGAGTAAGTTTGAATAAGCCTAACCAGTTTAAAATAGAAACACCAGCACTTACTGTTGAATCAGATACTGATAGCCCTATATTTGACTTAGTAAGTGTTGTTCTTGTATTTGCTGTTTTCTTTGTAGGTATTAAAGTTTTAGGTATATGGATAAAAGGCATATTAAAACGTGGCAAATATTAATACACAAAATGTAAGTAAAGCAGAAGAAGCTTTAATGCTTGCTAAAAATGATATGATTGCATTTGGTAAATTATTTTTACCAGAAGATTTTATGAGGAGTGAAACTCCTTTTTTTCATTATGAGGTAGCTGACTGTATATCAGATAAAAGCATAAGACAAATGGCTGTAATATTACCTAGGGGTCATGGTAAAACTGTGCTTACTAAATGTAATATATTAAACGATTTCTTATTTGCTGAAGAGCCTTTATTTTATGGGTGGGTTGCTGCCTCGTCTAAGATTAGTGTACCAAATTTAGACTATATAAAATATCATTTGGAATATAATGACAAAGTTTCGTATTATTTTGGTAATTTAAAAGGTAAAAAGTGGACAGAAGATGACATCGAACTTAAAAACGGGTGTAAACTTATTAGTAAATCAAATCTTTCAGGTATTAGAGGAGGTGCTAAATTACACAAAAGGTATGATCTCATTGTGTTGGACGATTTCGAGGATGAAAATAATACCGTTACGCCTGAATCTAGAGCTAAAATCTCGAATCTGGTTACAGCTGTTGTTTTCCCTGCTCTTGAGCCTGGTAGTGGTAGGTTGCGTATTAATGGCACACCTGTTCATTACGATGCTTTCATTAATAATATACTTGTTGGATATGATAAGGCAAAAGGTGAAGGGAAAGAAAAAGAATTTAGTTGGAGAGTGGTAACATATAAGGCAATCCAACCTGATGGAACACCATTGTGGGATTCTTGGTTTGGTCAAAAAGAGATGGATAGAAAGAAAAAGTTCTATGCAGACTCAGGACAACCACAGAAGTTTTATCAAGAATACATGATGGAAGTTCAAAGTGAAGAAGACTCTATATTTACTAGAGATCATGTAAAGTTTTGGGAGGGAGATTATAAATATGATGAAGAAGGGCAAATCTCATATATCATCACAAGTGATGGAGACGTTAAGCCAGTCAACATTTTTGCTGGGGTTGACCCTGCTACTGACAGTACCCGTAGGGATAGTGATTTTAGTGTTATTATCATTTGTGCTGTGTGCCCTGATAATAATGTCTATGTTTTGGAGTATATTAGAATGCGTAGTTTACCAGTTCTTGGGATTCCTGGGGATAGCAAAAAAGGAATAGTTGATTATATTTTTGACATGAATAAAAGATATAAACCAAGTTTATTTACTGTAGAAGATACTACTATGAGTAAACCTGTATTTCAAGCATTAAATGCTGAGATGAGAAGAAGAAATGATTTTACTGTAAAATTTTGTGCAGAAAAACCTGGTAACAGAATGAGCAAAAGAGATAGAATACAAGAAATATTAGCACAAAGATTTTCAGTAGGGGGAGTATTTGTAAAGAAAAATATGTATGATTTACAAAGAGAGATTTATACATTTGGTCCTAGAATGGGACATGATGATACTATAGATGCTTTGGCTTATGCATGTAAATATGCTTATCCTTTACAGTCTGTTAAAACAGATCAAAAGGGTAAAATGTATAAACATAAACCAAAAGCAAGAAGCTGGGTAACAGCATGATAGATTTAATTAAACTAAAAGACTTGGGGAAACCTAGTCAAGAAAATAATAACGAAGAAACCGAAGAGAACAAAGGAGAATAAATGGCAACAAAAGTAACGCCAGCTACGCTCACAGTTAAGGTAAGTGAAACAGTCACACTAAATGGTGTAACATATGGTGGTTCTAATACTTTTAGAAAAACATCGTGTGGACAAGTAGATCAGAGAATAATGTCAGTAGCTCATGATAGTAATGTTGAAATAGCTTCATTTGCAGCAGCAGATGCAAAAGGTGTTGTAGTAGGAGCAAATTTAAAATATTTTAGAATTACTAACTTAGATGATACTAACTTTATTTCAGTAATAATATATGATTCTGGAGCAGGGCATGAATGTGCTATAAAAGTAGAGCCAGGATCTAGTTATTTCTTTACAACAGATGATTTTTATGCAAATGATGATTCTGATGTAGATTTTGCAGGAACATTAATTACTGCTGAAGCAATTTACTTAAGAGCTGACACAGCTGCATGTGATGTAGAGTATATCATAGTAACAACTTAATATAGGTTAATATGGCAAAACGACAAGATAAAACTGCTCAAAGAGTACAAAGAATATTTAATTCTATAAATACTCATACAAGAGCACAATGGGAATATATAAATCAAAAAGGGTTTGATTTTTCTAACGATAACCAACTTTCAGAAGAAGAAAGAATTGTTTTAGAAGAGCAAGGAATGCCTACATTTACTATTAATAGGATTACTCCTGTTGTAGAAATGTTAAATTTTTATGCTACAGCAAACAATCCAAGATGGCAAGCAGTTGCTTCAGAAGGCAGTGATACTGATGTTGCTGCTTTATTTGCTGATTTATCAGATTATATTTGGTATAATTCTGATGCAAGTACATTATATGCAAATGCAATAAATGATTCTATTACTAAATCAATAGGTTATTTAATGGTAGGCATTGACCATGACCAAGATCATGGAATGGGAGAAGTTGTTATAAAACAACCAGAACCATTTGATATATTTGTAGATCCAAAATCTAGAGATATGTTATTTCAAGATGCCTCTTATATAATGACTAGAAAAATATTACCTAGAAAGCATTTAATATCTTTATATCCTGAATATAAAAGACAAATTAATAATGCTAATACTGATAATAATAATATGTATGATATGTCTGAAAAATCATACGATTCCGCTGTAAAAGATTTTGCCTATAAAGATATAGATTCAACAGAATCTGTAGATCCTTCAACTGGAGAATATGATGATTTAATTGAATGTTATGAATTGTATGAAAAAGAAAAGCTTTTATATTATAACATATTTTTTAGAATACCTCCTGATGAAGAGCAAATTTCTAAAGCTAAAGAACAAGTTGCTTTTGAAATGCAAAAAATTCAACAAGAAATGCAAGTAGAGTTTTTAGAGCAACAACAACAAATGCAACAAGCTGTTCAAGAGGGTAAGATGTTACCTGAAAGATTTGAACTAGAAGTTAAGAAGCTTCAAGAAATGCAACAACAACAATTAGTAGCTGCTGAACAATCTATGATGAGTAGAATAGTAGAGCAAAGTTCTATTATTGACAATCAAATTGTTACAGAAAAAGAATATAAACTAATGATTAAAGATGAAGATTTTACTAAACATCTTGTTGAGGCTATATCTTTTTATCAACCTAGAATCAAATTTACAAAAGTAGTAGGAGATAAAACTTTATATGAAAAATATCTTCCTGCTAATATAACAGAGTATCCAATAGTTCCATTTCATTTTAAATGGACAGGAACTCCTTTTCCTATCTCTGCAGTTTCTCCACTTATTGGAAAGCAAAGAGAATTAAATAAAGCACACCAAATTATGGTACACAATGCATCTCTTGGAAGTAGCTTAAGATACTTATATGAAGAAGGTGGTATAGATACTGATTATTGGGAAAAATATTCTAGTAGTCCTGGAGCTTTACTTCCAATACGTCCAGGTGCAGCAACTCCAACACCAATACAACCAGCCCCATTGTCAAATGCATTTTTTAGTATAGTACAAGAAGGCAAAGGTGATATGGAGTATCTTGCAGGTATATACAGTTCTATGATGGGTGACACAAATAGACAAGCAGATACTTATAGAGGTATGCTTGCTATGGATGAGTATGGAACTAGAAGAGTAAAACAATGGCTAAATAATTGTATTGAACCAGGATTAAAACAACTTGGTACTGTAATAATGCAATACTCTCAATCTTTATATACTGCAGAAAAAGTATTTAGAGTTGTTCAGCCAAATAACATTAAAGAATCAAAAGAAGTTAGTATGAATGTACCTATTTATAATGATTATGGAGAGGTTATAGGTAAATTTAATGACTATGCTACTGCTAAATTTGATATTAGAATAGTTTCTGGATCAACCCTACCAGTTAATAGATGGGCATATCTAGAAGAATTAAAACAATTATTAAACTTAGGAGTTATTGATGATATAGCTGTTCTTGCAGAAACAGATATTAGAAATAAGGAAAATATTGTGAAAAGAAAATCTATGTATGCTCAAATGCAAAGTCAATTATCTTCTATGGAAGAAGCTCTTAAAGATAAAGAGGGTGCAATAGAAACTCTTGAAAGGCAACTTGTTCAAGCAGGTATTAAAGGTAAAGTAATGCAAGCTGAAATGGAAATAACTAAAAAGAAAGAACAAGAAAAAGCTAATGTTACTGTTGAAGCAAATAAAATGAAAAATAATGCTATGACTCAACAGCAGATGTTAAAAAATGCAGTTAATAATGAACAAGAGAAAGCAAAAATTAGAGCTCAAGAACTTATGGGTAGAATGCAATTGTCTGCTCAAAGTGTTCAAGATCAAGCAAATTTAGATGCACAAGCCACTAGGGCAAATGCAGCTTTAGAAAGTAAACAAAGAAAAAACGTTGGAAATGATCAATAACTTATTGTAAATTTTCAACAAAAAAAACTAGGAGAGTAAATGAATAACGAAGAAAGTAGCAACTCAACACACTATAGTGAAGACCCTACTACCGATTTTTTTGAAGCAATGGAGAAAGATGTAAACTCTATGGTTTCTGAAGAATCACAAACTAAACCAACTGAAGAGAAAACCCTCGGTACAGCTACTAACAAAGCAAGAGGCCCTCAAAGAACAGATTGGAAGAAGAGGTACCAAGATTCTAGCAGAGAAGCTAAACGTATGCATAGTGAAATGCAGGAATTGAAACCTTATGCAGCCATCATACAAGCTATGAAACAGGATGGCGGACTTGTGGAACATGTTAGAGGATATTTAACAAATGGAGGTGGGAGCGCTTCAATACAAGACCAATTAGGTCTACCAGAAGATTATGAATTTGATGCTAATGAACTTGGTGATCCAAATTCAGATTCATCTAAAGTATTGAATGCTCACGTAGACAGCTTAGTTCAAAGTAGATTACAACAACATAATCAAGCTCAAGCTCAAGAGATGAATAAGCAAAGAATTGCTCAAGCTAGAATGGCTGAAGAGAAAAAATTCAGAGCTAATCATCCAGACATGAGTGATGAAGAATATGAAGTTATGATACAACAAGCTAGTTCACATAGACTTTCATTAGAAGATATTCATTATATCTTAAACAGAGATTCGGCCAATAACAAGGTAGCGACTAATGTTAAGAAAGATATGGTAGAGCAAATGAAAAATGCTCGGAACATTCCAACAAGTACAAGCGGATTAAATTCTGCTCCTACTGACAGAAATCCTAATGATAGTATTTTTGACACGTTAAAAGGAGTAGATGAGGAACTTGATAACTTGTTTGGCGAATAACTAATTTAATAGCCAGACTTAAAAACATGAAAGGGAGTCTATTATGGCTTTAAACGATTATGTACAGTTATCGGAATTAGGACAAGCGGATGTGCTTTCGAATGGTCCTGGTACTTCAACAGCTAATGTTGATACTGGTGATCTTCGTAGAAAGTATAACTTTGGTGACAGAGTTTCTGAACTTTCGATTGCACAAGATCCTTTTTTCCGATTTGTATCAAAAGTAGGTAAAAAACCTACAGACGATCCTTCTTTCAAATTTACTGAAAAAAGAGGGTCATATCATAAAAGATATGCATATGTTGGTGCAGCAAAAAACAATTCTGGATCTTGGGTTACAACTTCTGACCTAGGTGCAGCTCCTGCTGTTTCGGACACATTGTATGTTCGTATGATAACAGACTATAAAAATTCTGGAAACCTTCAGAATGTTTATGGTAACACAGCAAACGATTTTGCAATTGGTGCTTCTGGCACTATGCCAAAATTCTTTTTAGCTGGTCAATTAGTAAAAATACCTATGGCAGCTTCTGCAGGTGGTGATGTTACAGATTATCTTATTGGTAAAGTTGCAGCAACTCCAGTTGAATATGCTTATGCAGGTTCAGGTGATGACGCAACTGGCACATCAGCAAATCCTGATATGGTAGAATTACAATTAACAGTTATAAAAGCAGGTACTCGATACTTATCTGTATCAGCAAATATAGATGATGGAAATTATGTTCAAGCTACTAAAGAAATAGCAGCTACATTAGAACCACAAAGAACTTATGTTGTTGGTACTGCTCACGCTGAAGGTTCTGGTTATCCTGAAACATGGATGGATCAACCATACTCTACTCAATATGGTGTTACTCAGATTTTTAAAACATCATGTGCTATGACTAATACTGCAAGAGCAACGTCTCTTAAATATGAGTCTAATGAGTGGGCTAGAATCTGGAAAGAAAAGCTAATTGAGCATAAGTTTGATATTGAAACTTCGTTGTTATTTGGTACTCAAAGTGAAACTTATAACACAACACAAGGTGCTGTAGATTATATTCTTAATTATGGTAATCAATTTAGTTTAGACACAGCAACTAAGACTTCTGATGATTTCTTAGATGATATGTCTAACTACATGGATCCAAGATATAACTCTCAAAGCGCTAATGTTTTCTTCTGTAATACAGCAGTATATAACTGGTTACATAAAATGGGTGGATACTTCAAGAATAATCTTGAAATTTCTTCTAATTTTAGATCAGACATTGCTATGACTGGTAAGAAAAAAGTGTTTGGTGTAGATATTACTACATTCTCAACACCTTATGGTGACATGAATGTTGCAAGAAATATCCACTTAGATGGAACTAACATTAAAATGCTTGGTATTGATATGAAGCATTGCGCGTATCGTCCACTTGTGGGCAACGGTGTTAACAGAGATACTTCAGTTTATGTAGGTGTGCAAACACTTGAAAACTCAGGTATTGACCGTAGAGTTGACTTAATCTTAACTGAAGCTGGGATGGAATGGGCTATGCCTGAATCTCACGCTATTTGGTTATAAGGAGGTTAATTATGGCAATTCCAATGTATGGACAAAACAAACAAGGTGATAATTTAAACTTATTTGCCAATGCTTTGTTAGCGTCTAAAACACATGATTATGGAAGTTTAGGTGACGAAGCTGACGAAGCTACAACAGTAGATTGTCCTGGCGCTGCTTTAGGTGATTTTGCATTAGCTTCTTTAAGCATAGATAATGAAGACATTATTATGTCTGCATCTGTCTCTGCTGCTGATGTAGTTACTGTAAATGCTAAAAACATTGGTGGCACCACTAAGGATTTAGGGTCTGCTACTATTCGTGTTTTAGTTATTAAAAAAGCATAGGAGGTAGATAATGGCTGACGGAAGTGGAACTAAGATAGCTGGCAGAGCAAATTATCAAACTGGAGAATATATCTTCAAAATGAATGATTCTGCAGCTTCTACACATAACCTAGAACCTGGAGATAGTGGAAAAACTTATTTAGTTCATTGCACTGTTGCCAGAACAATTAATTTACCAGCACCAACAGCTGGAGTTAGTTACAAATTTGTTGTAACTGATTCTACTGCTGAAAGTACTATTAATGCTGAAAGTACTCAGTTATATGGAGTATTTACAGATGATAACGATTCAACTAATATGGCTGGAAGCACTACTATTACTATTGGTACTAGTGCTGCTTTAGGTGATTGGTTAGAGTTAGTTAGTGATGGTACTAACTGGTATGTTAAAGGTCAGTGTCAGCATGCAAGTGCAGGATTTACTGTAAGTTAGTATCTTAGTAATCATAAATTGTTCTGCCCCCCGCTGGGATTCTTCTCTCCCCCTGGGGGGTGGGGCAAATAAAGGATAAAATGACAATATTAGAAAAAACAAAACAATTAGTTCCAGAAGGTGTAGACGAAGTATCTGATGACTTTATTTTATCTTCATTAGAGGCAGGAGCTATAGAAATAAGTAATAGAGTTTTAGCTTTAAAACCAGCTGAATTGCCATTATTTTCAGAAACTAAAACAGTTGAAGATGAAAATGGTGTGTTAGTATCTGGTGAAATTGTATCTGTTGTTAGGGAAAATGGTACAAAAGGGAATTATGAGCCTTGTAGTATTGTTGAGCCAACATTTAGATTTAAAGTAACAGATACAGAGAGTTTGTTTTATAAGTCAAAATTTAATCCAGGATTTTATATTATACAAAAAGATAAAGAATTAGACCATACAGATACTTCAGGAACATCGGATGATGGATCGTTTGAAGAGGGAGTAAGATTATATATTGTACCGTCACCTTCTTATGAAGAATCAACAACATATGAAAGAGGTTATGTTACAATAAGAAAAACAGATTATGTTATTGACAGTGATTCAGAAAATTTACTATATTTTCCTAGTAAATATGAATACTTATTGCCTTTATATGCAGCAATAAAGATTATTGAACATAAATTAAATCAATTAACATTTGAAGATGAAGATCAAGAATTGACAGAAACAATAGAAAAAGCAATGGAAAGTTACCTAACTCAATATACTAATGCATTTGCATATATGGGTTCTACAACATCAGCTAAAAAAGGAGATGATGATGAAAGTTAAAGAATTAATGGAAAGAGTAGGTAGCAATCAAACTGGTAGAATAATTGCTTATATAAAAGATGGATTAAAAGAAATAAATGTATTATCAGAAACACATATTAGAAATGCTAAAATAGATATAACAGCAGATAAAAGGTTTTATGAGTTTCCTAATGAAATGTTAAAAATATTAGAAATTAGATGTAAAAATCATTTAAACAGTAAAGATGAGTATAGACAAGTCCCAAGACTTATATATGAACCTACTGTTAAAGATGCAGATGGAGTATAAATGGCTGTAAAACAATACGCATATTATATAAAAGGCAATAAATTTGCTATAGTAGAAAAAGATACAGAATTTGATAATGATGTAAATAGTAAAGATTATGGTCCTGGTTCTGCTAGATCTCAATGGAAATCACCTAAAACAAGTGTGACAGATGGTATAGAATTGCAATATGTATATAGTCCTGAATATAGAATAAATGATATTGATCATACTAATAATATTACTACTATAACGGAAGATGGTTATGGTAAAATTAGATTAACATTAGAAAGTTCTGTATCTCCTGCTCTTAGTAAAGGAGATTACATAGTTATAGATGGTCATAAAAATTTAAATGGACCTCATAAAGTTGCTCAAGATGCTTCTAGTACTAGCGTATTTTTAACTACAAAATATAATGGAGGTGTTCAAAACTTTACTGGTACTTTACCATTTATTTATGAAGATGTAAGTTATTTGTCTGATGAAGATTCTCAAATTGATCTTCCAGAATACCTTACAAATGCTTTAGTTTACTATGTAAAAGCTAAATTAGCAGAAGATATGAGAGATATGGATGGGAGAGAGTATTTTTTAAGAGAATTTAAAAGAATTTTAGAAAAACATAACAATACTCGTGTTGCAGGTGTTAGAAGAATGGCAACAGGAGTTCATTCAATAAGATAAACGAGCCTATTCACGCACAGCCAGTGCTTAGGGCAGGAGGTAAATATGGCAGGTATAAGACCAGGTGGAGCACAACATTTCACCGTACAAGAAGCACAAAATACAACTTTAGGACAAGTTGGATCAATGTTCAATGATGGAACGTCAGCAATGGTGGCTCCAACAGGACATGTATTTGTAGCAATCACATTTATAACAGATACTACTTTTGATTCATCTGGTGGTTTAATATCAGTAGATTCAGATAGATTTGTAAATACTGAAGCTGCAGCTAATCCGCTTGATGGAAGTTCTGGTGGTTTAGCATTAGATAATAGTAATACTTTTCCAGCAGGAATGACTATTTATGGTAGATGGACCGAAATAGATCCCGCAACTGGTTCTGGATTAATTGCTTATATAGGTAAATAGTATGCCAAAATTAGGAATAGGCGCATCTATGACTTCATCAGGTCTAATAACACCTGGTATAGTAACAGATGACCTCGTACTAAAGCATAAATATGATGCAGGCAGTGTAATACCTGTAAGTGACGGTGCTGCATTTTTTGATGGTTCTAATGATTATATTGTAGCTGATGGAACTTCTATAGACTTTGGAACTAATGATTTTACT